ATGAAAATAACCGATAAAAATCTGTGCGATATCTGGTATCAGGCATTACTTGAACGTGCTTCAGACTACACTGGCGTGTTTTTTGTTGGCGTCAAAACCACTGGTGTATTCTGCATTTCGGTATGCCGGGCGCGAAAGCCCAAGCGCGAAAATGTCGAATTTTATAAAGATGCCAAATCTGCCCTGGCGGACGGCTTTCGTCCCTGTAAGGTCTGCAGACCTGCGGAAAATGCGCACAGCGCGCCATTATTCGTTGAGCAGGCGCTTGCGCTTGTCAGGCGCGATATCAAATCCCGTGTAGCAGACGCGGAGCTTCGTCAGCATGGCATCAGCCCGGAGCGGGTAAGGCGCTGGTTCCTGCAACATCACGGCATCACTTTTCAGGCTTTCCAGCGAATGCAGCGGGTGAACGTTGCCCTGCAGGAGCTAAAAAGTGGACGAGCGGCGACTGACGTTGCGCTGGACAATGGCTATGAATCGCTTAGCGGCTTTGGTTATACCTACAAGCGGCTTACTGGCGCAGCGCCGACTCAGGCAACCCAGGTGATAGTCATTCACCGGTTTACCACGACGCTTGGGCCGATGTTTGTCTGCGCGACAGAGCGGGGAGTCTGTCTGCTGGAGTTTACCGATCGCCGGATGTTAGAAACAGAATTTCGCGATATCCAGCGTTTATTTAACGCCAGAATCGTCACCGGCGAAAACAGCCATACCCGGCAGACAATAAAAGAGATCGGCGAGTATTTTGCCGGAACCCGCCGACAGTTTGATCTGGCTTTAGATGCTCCGGGCAGTGATTTTCAACAATCCGTCTGGCATGCGTTGCGTGCTGTTCCCTATGGACAGACCTCACACTATCAGGCCATTTCACTACGGCTTAATAAGCCCAATGCTGTGCGCGCCGTCGCTGCCGCTAACGGTGCCAACCGGATTGCGATTGTGATCCCCTGTCACAGGATAATTGGAAAAGATGGCGCGATGACAGGTTACGGAGGGGGGATTTCACGCAAAGAATGGCTCATTGAGCATGAGAGAAATAATGTTTAATGGCGTGATGTTTCTGTGTCGCCGGGAAATTTTACGGACTTCGCGGGACATGTTGAGGGTACAAAAAAGCCCGCAGGGCTTGCGCCGTGCGGGCTCTTAGGACTTCATCGGATGACTCTGGTAATCACCGATGGAGAATTTTGGTGGAGCTGGCGGGAGTTGAACTTGCGTCCGAAAGGTATTTAACTAATTGAAAATAAACAATTATGTCACTGTGACAGGCATCAAGTGCATTTTACGTGCATATTGAGGTCTGTCTAACGTCCTGATTCTGTCCAACATCTTGAAATATTTCCTGCATTATTAAGCCCTAGTAATCTCCGTCATAAAACCTATGCAAAAAGTGCTATTGTTTGCTTTGTCAACGAAAACTCTCGCGAGCTCGCAACTCTTTACAATGTAAGGATTGTCTAGCAATGTGCCATTACCTTTGGGGTAAATGTATCGAACGCGCAGGTATCGTGTAAAATGTTGGCATGAAATGACTCTAAACATGCCTCTAAAATGATCAACCAATGGTTGATTATTCATTATAGCTGGCTATAAACTGTGCCTAGATAGGACAAAAAGTCCTAATGAGTTGTTACTTCATAAAGCCATTTGTATGAAAGGTGTCGAGATGCTTAAGATTCGGTTCGATTCAGAAAAGGCTTTAGAGGCCATTCTGTATGTAGCCTCTAAAGCACCCGTACCTGACATTTACCATGTCGGGAAAATCCTTTACTACGCTGACCGCGCTCACCTGGAGCGTTATGGTCGTCTCATTACCGGCGATGAGTACAAGGCTATGAAAGATGGCCCAGTCGCAGAAAACACCTATGACATCATCAAAATTGCCCAAGGTAAGGGACGCTTCATTCCAAATGGAATCGAAGTTGAAGACATAAAGTCAGCGCTTCGGGTTTATGAGAAATCGCATAACTACCGTGTAGAGCCTTTGCGCCCTGTTGATGATGATGTTTTCAGTGATTCTGATCTTAAATGTATTGACGAGGCAATCGAGATGATTGGCAAGCTATCATTTGGTCAGATTCGTGAAATGAGTCACGATGAAGTTTGGTCTTCGGCAAACGAAAATGGTGAAATCCCTCTGGAAGTTATCGCCGGAAGCTGTAAAGATGCTGACTTACTGATTTCCCATCTTTTCAGCGGAAGATAGAATGCCTAATTTAGGGGACATTTTCCCTTCAAATTTTGCCCAAACTTTTGCGTCACATCATCAACTTTCTGTTGGTGATGTGATTTATCTCTTCTGCGATTTTACAACTCCAGAGAAGCATAAATACATGGTGGTTTGCTGCTGCGAACCCCTTCTCGTTTTGCTTATAAATTCAGATATTAGCGAGTACATCCTTGCTCGCCCCCATTTGCTTCAGTGCCAGGTTGATTTGCTTGAAGCAGATCATCCCTTCCTTGAATGGGATTCGTTCGTAAATTGTATAGAAGCCCATCAAGCGTTTGATCTGGAAGTAGTCAAGGAGCAGATAACTTCGAACTATACGCAGACATATAAAGGACGTGTTGCTGGCTATTGTCTGCGCTCAATTTATGAAGCTGTTGAGCTATCGGAAACGATGCTCCGTAGACACAAACGATTGATTCTTGAGTCGATGCAGCAATATGTTTAAACCCGGTCAACACCGGGTTTTTTGTCCTTCACATTTTACCTAACTGCCTCTTTTGCGGTTTTACCGTCATATTCAGCCAGATATTTACCGTAATTGCGGAATATCATTTCCGGCCCTTTGTGGCCCATCTGTCCGGCTAGCCAGAAGAGGTTAACACCCTGGCTAATATGCTTGGTGGCGAATGTGTGCCGTGTCTGGTACGGGTTACGATAGCGCACGCCAGCTTTTTTTAGGGTCGGTACCCATGCTTTTTTACGGATCGCGTCGGCGTTCGCCCAGGGCTCTCCCGTTTTCGGATCGCTGAATATAAACTCACTTTTCATAAAGGTGTATTGTTTCTGCGCCTTCAGGGCTGCCAGCGCCTCACTGTTTAGCTCAACCTTACGGGTACCGGCTTTTGTCTTGGTGCCTTTAAGTACCCCTACGACACTGGCCGCCTGAACGTGGGCTGTGTTCGCGATGGTGTCGAGATCAGGCCAGCGCAGCGCGCACAGTTCGGAGCTCCGCAGACCGGTATTGAAAGCAAAGCGGAACAGGTTTTCCCATTCCGAGTACCTGCAGCTCTGGTAAATGGCGAGGGTCTCCGCTGGCGTGAAAGGGTCAACCTCGTAATCATCGGCGCTCGGGGTGCTGTCGATCACGTGGTATCGGCTGGCGCTGACGAGGGTTACCGGGTTTATGGTCAGCAGGCCATCCGTAACAGCCTCATCGATGGCGCTGCGCAGAAACGAAAGGTTATTCCTGGTCGTTTTCAGCTTTGTTTTCCGGCTGGCTATCCAGTTTTTAAGGACCGCTGGCGTCAGTTCTGACACGTGGAGTTTATGCAGTGCTGACAGCGCCGACAGGCATTTTTCATAGCCGTTGATAGTCGACGGGGACAGGTTGCGGTTCTGGCAGATTTTCAGGTACTCGTCCAGGTAAGACTTTATGTTTTTGGTTTTCTTCACCACCCCGAACAGCTCCAGCTTTTTGGAGTTGGGGAAATATTTCGCATATTCAAAGGTGCCACTGACGATCTGGTTTTGTATCTCCCCGAGCAGGCGCTCGGCGTACTTAACACCGCGCGCGTTTGCTTCCATTTTGGAGAGGGGCTCCCGGCACAGAACCCCTTTATATGTGAAAGTGATAACCAGAGTGTCGCCAGTTTTATGCTGGCGGATGGTTACTCCTCTTGGGAGAGATAATGATCCTTGTTCTTTCTTGCCCACTTTGAAACCTCCGTTAAGTCAATCCAGCGTTCTTTAACGCCATCGACTTTTAATACATGTACTCCCTCCTTCCATAACCCCCTTTGTATCCGTTTGTTAACGGCTTCTACCGTTTCCCCCGCGTCCCTGCAGTACGTAGAAAGGGGTACACAGTCAAGACTCATGGCTGACCTCCTGCCCGAAAGCCTGGGCATTTTCCAGTTCATTAGCGGCATAAATCAGGGCATTGTGATGAGCGCGAAAACCACCATCTAGTTCGCGAGCAGCTCTGTCGCGCAAGATGTCGATCGCAGCCTGATAGTCATTCTGGCAATCGGCCGACTTTTCGTCCGAACTGGCCGGCAGCTCCCCCAGCATCATCAACATGTTTTCAGGGTCGATGGGAATGGTGGCGAGCCCCAGCTCTTTGGCCTCCGCTGCTAAACGGGTCCAGCGTTCAATAATTTCAGTGGTACCTTTTTTCATGGCATACCTTAGAAACCTATCAAAAATTTATACTCAATCAGCGCGCCGAAAACGACGGCCACCAGCAACAGGCCAAACAGCATAGAGAGGAGGAAATACTTCATCGTGATGCCTCCCGAAAAACAGATCTGTACGCACGCAGCATGTCCCGAGACTTGCCGGATAAAACTGTTCTCATGAAGAACATCCCGCTACGGGTTGCTACGATTCCGGGGGTGTGTAGCAGCGTGACATCAACCACTCTGTTATGTTTACGGAACTCAAACAGTGTGCTTGTGATAACGATGTTCGCCACGGCGCCATAGTCCTGATGTTGAATTTTCATCTTCTGTCCTTCAGTTTGCTGTATCGTTCATGGCTCATTACTTCCCAGTTCTGGCCGCCGTCTCGGGACAGCAGCCGCCAGCGGCGATTAACCCTCAGGCTCAGGTTTCCGGAGCCGTGCATACGGCAGGGATGAATCCGCCTGGCCCTGAACTGGCGGAGTACATGGACCGCCTGCAGGTGTACCCACTCAGGAATTCGTATCGCTGTCAGGGCCATTGTCCTTCTCTCCTGCAGGTGGGGTGATCGTGTAACCGGCGCGTTCAGCCATCCATAAAAAAGTCTCCAGCGATGCTGTAACCTCGCCGTTCTGAACCGGGCGCGCGTGGATAACTTTCCCGTTCTCGATTGTCAGCACGATATTTACTGGTTCGTGCGTGATAATTGGTGTCTGATCACTCATGGCTTGTCTCCGCTGTGACTGATTTTTATTTCTTGGCAAACTCGACCAGCTCAGCAATGAGATCGTCGATTAATGCCTTTCCGCTTTCTGTCAGGAACTCACCGCTGCCATTCACATCTACGGCGTTGCTGTAAATTCCTCTGATGGCTTTTACGCCGTCGATATTCCCGTATTCACTGAGAGCCAGCTTTTCGAATCGTCTCAACAGACCATCAAGTAGTATTTCTGTTAATTCGACGGTGTTTATTCCCCCCTTAGGCATATTAATAATGATGCAGGTGCTTCCGGTTTTACGCTGGTGGCGTAATAACGCGGCTTTAAGTATTCGGCGCCGATATGTTTCTATTAATTTATCCATTGCGCTGTTCTTCCTCCAAGCTCATAACTATTTCTTCCTCCTTTTCCGTCCATCCGTGAATCTCAGCGGCTAGGTCATATACCAGAGCACATATAGTTTTAAGTTGAAATCTGTCGAGCTTGTCGTGATATTCATATAATGTTTGCGACAAACCTGATAACTGTTCTGCTTTGATATTTACGCCCTGAATATCCTGCCTTTTTAAAATGCTCATAATTACCGTCCATATGCTTTTTTAAGGTAAAGTCGGGCGATTACCTCATAACCGCAGGCCGCATAAAGGCATGCTGATCTATATGCCGTTTTATCTTTGATGAAAGTCATACGAAGCGCCTCACAGCTAAAGATGCGACTACTCTTCCGTGAATACGTATGTCTTTTTGCTCACCGACATTAAGCGTGAAAGTTTGGTAATGGAGATTGTCAGAAATAATCTTTAGCGACCCGTCCGGCAAGGGTTCTATTCGCTTGATGAACAGGCAGTTACGGCCAAAAACATCGCCGGTAAAAACATAGATGCCGGGTGTAAGAACGCGGCCTCCACAATCAACGAAAGCAATAACCTCACAGGGTTCGATAGTCGGCTGCATTGAATCACCTTCCATCCGGCAGCTCTTAACTCTGTTTCCAAAATCATTAATATTGTCAGAGCCGAACAGCATTTGTGGAGATTTAATTGGCTCGTTGAAAGAAAGTGAATTTTGCATTTTCATTTCCTCAGGGTGAGTTTGGTCACACCATTTAAGGTGTTTTATTAATTTTTTTACTTATAGTGATTTAATTTCGAAGTTATTTATTTGTTCGTTTACTTCTTCTAACGTTTTTACAACTAAAGTAATTAATGCGTGTTCTCTTATTTCTTCTTCGGATGTCATTTTTTCAAGGAGTAACCATAATGAAGATGAACAACAAGTTATATCGTGCGCCCAACTCATGACCATAGCGCTTGTTTCATCTTTATTGAGAACTACAGTATCAGTTATCATTGTTTGTTCTCCGGCCAGTCATGCCCGATTTCGCGATTTAAAACTGAAAGATTTTTCTTTAATTGGTTAATACAAATTTGAATGAGAGCTGCTGGCTTATAGCCAGTATCTGGATCAGATTCGGCATATTCAAGCACGTTTACCACGCGATCAATATCCATAGCTAGCTTATGGATGGGACCATTTTCAGATACCAATTGTTGAGTGCTCATCTTCCTGCTCCGTTTGCTTGTTGATGATTAAACAATACATAACGTATTAACCACCGTCAATACAAAACGGATTAATCTGATGTATTAATTTTTATCTAGATGTTTGTTAAGGGTTTTTTGTTTAATTTCGTGACGGAGGGGATAAAAAAAGCCGCTTTCGCGGCTTGTGCACTATGGCAGATTGGTTATCTTTGCGTCAACCACGACGCCGATAATACGGCAATTACCGTTTATGGGAATGATGGGATATTGAGGGTTTAACGGCTTGAGAAATCGTTGACCAGCATCGATAACCAGCTTTTTGAAAGTGGCCTCGTTATCCCCATCGAGCTTAGCGACAACTAACTTTCCGTTGATGGGTTCAACCTGAGGATCGACCAGTATAACCATGCCTTCAGGAATGCTAAGCCCAGCTGGCGATGTCATCGAATCCCCTCTGACATCTAACCAGAATGAATCTTCTGAACATTCCACGGTTGTATCATACCAGCGGTCGATCGCGCGCCTATCATATGGTTCCACTGCTTCCATCCAATCCCCTGCGCTGACCCAACTGATTACGGGGTAGCTTCCTTTCGATTCATTCATGGCGTGAAATGACACATTGTGATCAGCTCTTGCGTCGCTCACTGCGCCGTCAGCGTCAACCACAAAACCTGGCATTTGTAGAATTTTAAAAATTTTTGCTATGACCTCCAGGTTAGGTTCACGTCTTCCGTTCAGCCAATGGCCTAGCCCACCCTGTGTCATACCGAGTGCTTCAGCTAGCTGTTCTTGAGTCATTCCGACTTCTTTCATCCTGGATTTGGCCAGGTCCTGCCATCTCTGTTTCATAGACATGATTATTACAATCCGTATTTTTTGAGCAACTTCCATTTTGTATTATTATTTTATGTGTGTATAGTACGTTATGTATTATTTAGATAGGAACTATCCGAATGAGCGGTATTAAGAGCCTAAGGCTGAAAGCAAAAGTGACCCAGGGGGAGCTGGCAGCGTTGATCGCTAGCTCTCAGGGGGCCGTTAGCCACTACGAAACTGGTCGTCGAATCCCAGATATTGAAGTTGGGAAACGCATTGTGAGCGCCTTTAGGCAGCTCGGATATGAAACCAGTCTGGATGAGGTTTTTTCCGATGAACATACCGGAGAGCAACTTCGATAACGCACTGCTGCCGGATACCCACTCAAAAGCTGATGCCGAGTGGATTAAGCAGCAGTTACTTAGCCTGACACCAACTGCACGACAAAAAGCTATCCAGCGTTATGCAGCTGTGTATCAGGAGACGTTCGAGGCCGAACCCGTTTCATACCGCAAGGAGAACCGGGCAAGGCATGAAGCAAACACAAGGCTTCGCCTGTTTGTGAGAAATCAGGGCAGAGCTTTACAGGGGTATACCGCCGAACCTCCCCTGGCTGGAACGCAATCGCGATCCTGATTGTTTCGGGTTTAAAGGTACCCGAACAGAAGCAGGCTTAAAGGTGCCTGTTCAGGTTGGCAACCAACTGACCCAACTCCTCATATGTACTAGGGAAGTAGTACGTTTTTATGGGGAAGAGGGAAAGGGGGGTAAGGGGGGATTGGGTGTAGGGGCAGGAATAGGGTCTTTTCCAACAGGAGAGATCCATTGGTTAAGTAGATCACTGTCTTAAGGGCGCAATTTAAAAAAACGCATGTATCAGCAAGGCAGTACAGAGCGCTCAGGCGCTGAGAAACGAAAAGTGTTCTTCCTGGAAGAGTGATTTTTCAGAGGAGCTGAATCAGAAGGGAGGCTGGCAGCCTTTGAGGAGGCCACCAGCCATGTGAGGGGGAATCCATGAAAACCACATCACAAAATGATTATCTCATCAGCACGGGGGCAGCACAATGGAGCTGACGATCACGCCGAATTTTGCACAGGAAAGAGCGCTAAACATGTTGCGCCGTGAATGGAAGGCAAACGACACCTTCATGGTGTACTCGCCAACCGGTAGCGGTAAAACGGGTTTGGCCGCCTTCATCGTTGCCGGGTTTGTCAGCCGTGGTATGCGTGTCCTGTTCTGTGCACCGTACACCATCCTGATCGGTCAGACGGCTAATCGGTTCGTGGAGTACGGGTTACCGGGGGATGAAATCGGTTATATCTGGGCGGATCACCCGAACTACGATCCGGACCGGAAAATTCAGATTGCCAGCGCCGACACGCTTATTCGTCGTGTTTTTCCTGAAAATATCGATCTGCTGATTATCGACGAAGCACACCTGCGTAAAAAACGCATCCTGAAGGATATCGAACGTCTGCGCGGCAAAGGCGTAAAGGTGATTGGCCTGTCGGGTACTCCGTTTTCCCCATTCCTGGGCAAATACTATGACCGACTGATTAAGCCGACCACCATCGGCGAGTTAATCCAGCGTGGCGATCTGAGTAAATACGAATTTTACGCGCCAACTAAGCCGGATCTGAAAGGTGTTAAAACCAAAGCATCGCTTGAATACGGCAGCGATTACAACGAAACGCAGCTGGCTGAAATCATGTGCGGCTCTACGCTGGTGGGCGATATCGTACAGAACTGGCTGGAGAATGGCCGGGATCTGCCTACCATCGCTTTCTGTGTCAACGTAGCCCACGCCAATTACCTGACAATCCAGTTTAACCTGGCGGGTGTTAACGCTGAGGTAATGACCGCCGACACTCCAGTGGATGAGCGGCAGACCATCATTCACCGCTTTGAAACCGGTGCAACGAAAATCATCGTTAGTGTGGGTGTTCTGGTGGCCGGCTTCGATAGTGACGTTCGTTGCATCATCTACGCCAGGCCAACAAAAAGCGAAATTCGCTGGCTGCAGGCGCTCGGGCGTGGCCTGCGCACCGCACCGGGTAAAGAATCCTGCCTCATCTTCGATCACAGCGGCACCGTGCACCGTCTGGGTTATCCGGATTCAATCGAGTACGACGATCTTCCCGGTAAGTCTGACGGGATGGAGGAAAGCGCGCGCCGCGCAGCTGAGGAACGGGCCGAAAAGCTGCCACACGAATGCTCTCAATGCCATTACATGAAGCCAGCTGGCGTCTATGTATGCCCGAAATGTGGGCATAAGCCGCTGGGCGGTGAGGACGTCGATACCGACACCGGCCGCAAACTCAAAAAGCTGGGTAAAAACCAGCATCAGCCCACGAAGGCAGAGAAACAGGCCTGGTGGAGTCAGATCAAATTCTATCAGCGCCAGCGCGTATCGCAGGGGAAAAAGCCCGTCAGCAATGGCTGGTGCGCAAACACCTTTCGCGAACGGTTTGACGAGTGGCCTAACGGGTTGAACGATTTCCCGATGGAGATCACGCCGACCGTCTCTAATTTCATCCGGCACAAATTGATTGCGTATGCGAAAGGGCAGGAGAAGGCAAAGCGCCTGCAGGAGGCATCAGGAACGGCAGCTCCATCCTCAGTACAGCAAGCACAGAAAGCGATTAGCGATATCAAACAGCAGTTAGGAAAACGAGCATGAAGACGGCAGAAGCGGCAAAAGGTCAATGGGCAATGATTTTTGAGCACTTCGGGTTACCTCCCATTAATGCCAGAAATCACTTTAAAGGCGAATGTCCGGTATGTGGTGCGCGGGGAAAGCTGCGTATTGATGACCGGGACGGCCGGGGAACATGGATCTGTACCTGCGGCAGCGGTGACGGAATGAAGCTTGTCACTCTGACACAAGGGAAGCCATTCAATGAAATTTGCAGGGAAATAGACCAGCTGATTGGGAATAACTTTACCCGCGAAGCGTTCCCGCGCACTTCAGATGCAGTAAGTGCCCGTGATCGGGTTCTGTCCAAATTTTCGAGACTGGTCAACCTGAAAGGAACTACCGGGGCGGATTATCTGCAGGCCAGGGGAATTTATCAGCTCCCACAAGAGGCGGTGAAGTTCAATGATAAACAACGCTACGGCGGTAAGGTTTACCAGTGTCTGTATTCACTCGCAACTGACGACAAAGGCGAGCTTTGCTATCTGCACAGAACCTTACTGGACGGCAATCAGAAAGCCCAACTAAGGGATTCTGCCGGAGCGAAGCGCCAGAAATCTCTTCAGGACGAAAGCTATCTGGATCATGCCCGTTCAGTCGCTATTCGCATGTTCCCGGTAGCGACGACCCTCGGAATTGCCGAGGGTATCGAAACGGCTCTTTCCTGCAAGCAGCTGTACAACGTTAACACCTGGGCCACCATGACCAGCGGATTCATGAAGAAATTCCGTGTTCCTGCAGGTGTGAAAAATTTGATTATTTTCGCAGATCGAGACGTAAACAGCGCCACCGGATTGGCTGCGGCCACGGAATGCGCCCATGCCAACTTACTGGCAAAAAATGACCTGGAAAAAATCAGCATCTACTACCCGGATAACGGGGATTTTAACGACATGCTCATGAACGGCGATCAGGTTCGTGAGCTGGTTTTCCACAAGAAAAAGGCGGCTGCGTAATGCGTATTGATAACAACGAACATAAAGCACTATTCACCATCCCGACGGCAGCGCACAGCTCCGCCCTCGCAAACATCAAGCCTCTGCCCGAGCAACGGAGAATCACCGGGCATAAGCAGACTGACGCTTATCTTTGGGTGCTGGAGGTTATCCGCCTGAACGAACCCGCACATTTGGGCGCAGCCGAAGCCGCGCTGGAGAAAATTGAAATCTCCCCAAAAGAGGCCGAGGAACGTTACGCGCGTTATTTGCTGGCGAATGGTGGCGATCCTTTCCAGGTTGCCTTCGGTACAATCGGTATGGGTAACCCGGCACAGGCAATCAGGAACGCCCGGGAGAACATCAAAAAAGCAGCATCAGTCAGGGCCACGTTCGGCAGCTATGAGGCAGCTCTCGAAGATGTGGAGGCCGAGCGAGTAATCAAGTCTTCCCCGAAATTTATCGACGATCACCGTTGGGGATGGACTCCGGCCGAGAAGAAAGCTGGCAGCATTAACGGCAGCCGTATGTATGAAATTGATGATCAGCGTCGGGCATTTGTTGATGGATATCGCGATGTGTTGCCTGAGCCTTTTACGCTGTCCGATGTTGTTCGTGAATTTATTTACTGGGACTGGCTCTATAGCGTTCGCCACACTTCAAGCCAGGAGCTGGGCGATGAATTTGGTTACTCAGAGCATCACGAATCCGTATATGACCGCGAGCGCTACCTTGAAAAATTGCTGGCAACCATCAAACCCGTAACGCGCGTCGAAGCCGTGGAGGTATGTCGCTGGTTTCTTGACAGTGGAAAGGAGGAATTTATGGAAAACCACGGCGCGGCGGTGATTCTTAACCTGGTAGGGGAGTGTGAAGAATGAAACTGGAGGCATCACTAAAACACTTTAGCCCTCAGGGTATGCACATCAGCGACAACGTGAAAGGAACCTCTCCGGATCGTATCACTGGCACCGATGTTATGGCGGCCATTGGTACCACCAGCAGCCGAGCGCGGTTTGGTCTGGCTGCCTTCTTTGGTAAGACCGGGATCAGCAAAAGCGATGAGCAGCTGGCAGTACAGGCTCTGGCTCGTCATGCAATGGAATCAGCGCCCAGGAATGTACGTAAAGCAGCAGCAGGCGAGTTTGGCTGGTGCATGCTGGTGCTCGCACAATTCGCCTTTACCGAATACTCCCGTTCAGCGGAAACCAGCGTGACGTGTCACAGCTGCAGCGGCAGCGGATTAACCTCTCAGTATGAGGATGTGATCAAGCATCCTGGAGTCTTCAACTCTGACGGAATGGAAATCGTACCGCCGAAAATCAAGCACGAACTGGTCAAGCGTAAATGCGCGGCATGTAATGGTAAAGGTGAGCTGCTGGCCCGGTGCCGCTGCGGCGGAAAAGGTGAGGTGCTCGATCGCAAAGCCACAAGCGAGCGCGGCGCGCCGGTATTTAAAACCTGCGAGCGCTGCAGCGGAAATGGATTTTCTGGGGTGCCGTCTACTGCAGCCTATAAAGCGATACTGAGGCGAGTTCCAACTCTGCACGTCAGAACGTGGACCCGTAACTGGAAACCGTTTTTGGAGGGGCTTGTCGACGTCTGTCACAGGGAAGAACAAAAAGCAGACTCGGCGTTTCAGGACGCAACGAGCTTTCGTGATGATGCGAACAAAATTTAGCGTATTCGCGACTTAAAGCTTGATTTTGTCCGAACTTGTCGTGTATGATTCAAATCGTAGGTTATTGCGCCTACACGAAATCAAACCCGCCTCCGAGCGGGTTTTTTTATCTGCAGCAAGGTATTTACTCTTCTCATTTGATATGTTGTGTTTTTTCTACTGAGGGTCAGTTGATGAGCACAGATGAAAGCCTGTTAAGCAAGATTCAAGAAGTACGGATTGTTGAGGATGTTGAGCAAGTCAATTTGGGTCTTTCTAAAGGCTGGGTAATCCTAATGATTACCGAAAACACCACGATCTGGGAAGACGGTAGCAAAAGCAGTCGGGTTGCATATCATATGGGAAAACCTCAAAGACTACCTGTATAAAAATTTAACCCTGCCTATTGGTGGGGTTTTCTCATTATCATCCAAATGTCATACTGTTACCTTTCGCATGTTAAAAAGGCTTTCATATGACATCGTTTAATGATTTCAAAGAAAAACGGGCACAAGTTAAGCTTGCTATTGAAAAACATGATGAGCAACTCCGAAGTGTGTTCCGCGAATTTATGAGTCAATATATTGCTTCTTTTGATTTTCCTGGCGAGAGTTTTGTTGATGGCAAAGGGAATCAACGTAAGTATGTGAGCATTTTGTCAAAAGGTATACTCAGCGATGCTGATTCTTTAAATGTTCATCCTCATGATGGTATTACTGTAAGTGTAAATACAGTCCTTGATGATTCATCTAAAAATGATATTAGGATTGAGTCATTTACAATCAATATTCGTCTCGTCAATGGCCTAATAAATTTTGTTGTGACAGGTATGGGCTTTTTTGATGAAAAAACATTTTCAAGCGTGAGCGGCAAGGATAAATATGTAGACGTAATTGATTATATCAAGTCTGTCTTTCTAGATAATATCCTTAAAGATTACCCTGGTTCTAACCATTCTCCCGCTGAGTAGCTATTTTATGATGTTTGGCTGGATGTATGGCAAGCATAAAAACCATTGATATTGCGTGGTTAGTTTGACTTATGTATCATCTTGCTCCCGGCCCTTTAGCTCAGTTGGTTAGAGCGTGCGACTCATAATTGCCCGGTCGCTGGTTCAAGTCCAGCAAGGGTCACCAGACCGCCACTAGCTCATCGGGAAGAGCGGCAACTTAATGTTGTAGTACGAGGTTCGAGGCCCCGGTGGCGGACCAATGCCGACTTAGCTCAGTAGGTAGAGCAACTGACTTGTAATCAGTAGGTCACCAGTTCGATTCCGGTAGTCGGCACCATATGCGGGCATCGTATAATGGCTATTACCTCAGCCTTCCAAGCTGATGATGCGGGTTCGATTCCCGCTGCCCGCTCCAGTTTAAGCTTTTCAGTCTGCGATGATGGGTTACCCGGAGTGACTGAAAAGCGACCCAGTTTTGAATGGGCGCTGCTTTTTGCAAAGTTGCTGTATGAAAATACTGACCCTTTGGGTTCAGCGCTCATCCAAAAGCATCTCGTCGAAATCCAATTAACCTCGGGTGGTTTGTTGGATGAGGTGCCTCAAATTCAAATAGCCTCGCTTCGGCGAGGTTTTTTTCTAAGGCTGCCATTTGGTGGCCTTTTCTTGTTTCAGGCTCTGGGAACCATCATCGACATGCCTAATTATTCAATCGTCCCGAGGGCCTGAACCCTACACACGGAAATCTTATGTCTGATCCATTAACTGTAGCTGGTGGGTTTGCTGCCGGGACTGTGGGGGTTACGCTTGCTACCCTGTTTCCCGAAGCCACTCCCGGCGTAATGCTTTTCTCCCTCGGAGGTGCTGCGCTCTATGTGTTGACGTCTGAGCCGCACCAGATATGGAAACAGGCGGTATTCGCGATTATTTCGTTTCTTGGCGGCGTCTCGTTCGCGGTGCCTATGGCGACAATTATGGCTGGCGTTATTAATTCAGCACTGAGTTTGCTGACACCACCAGTGACCATCGAAGTATCACCAAATATCGGCGCGCTGGTGGCTGCATCCATTTCGGTCGCTATCCTTCTTCGCATTTTGTCCAAATCCAAAAACGGGAGCCTTCCCGGACTGGATGGGGGTGATGAATGATATGGGATTCGCTGATTCTTCACGCAAACGCGGTGGTTTGCCTGCTGATAATGTTCCGTCTGATGTTCTTCAACAAGACGGGAAAATCATACCGGCGTGGCGTCTCATTGTTTGCGTATCTGATAATTCTGTCAGCCGGGTATACCGCATTCCGGATCATCCACGGCGATTACATGCAGGTTGACCCTGGTGAATTCATGCTGAATGCGACGGTTTGCGTTGGGGTATGGGTTGCCGGTGGGAACCTGGCAAAATTTGTGAGGGCAACGTAATGCAAACCAGTGATAAAGGGATTTCCCTGATTAAAGAGTTTGAAGGATGCAAGCTTGCCGCTTACCAGGACAGCGTAGGCGTCTGGACGATTGGTTACGGGTGGACTCATCCTGTCGATGGAAAGCCAATTCGTGCCGGGATGACGATTAAACAGGAGACAGCAGAGCGCCTTCTGAAAACTGGGCTGGTCAGCTACGAAAATGACGTCTCGCGCCTGGTCAAGGTTGAGCTGAATCAGGGGCAGTTCGATGCGCTGGTGTCGTTCACGTATAATCTTGGTGCTCGCTCCCTGTCGACATCGACCCTCCTGCACAAACTCAACGCCGGTGATTACGCTGGCGCTGCCGACGAGTTCTTGCGCTGGAATAAAGCCGGTGGCAAAGTCCTGAATGGGCTGACCCGTCGGCGTGAGGCGGAGCGTGCTCTGTTCCTGTCGTGATTACCCTTGCTGATATTAAAGCATCATGGCGTCTGATACTGCTGGTGGCCCTCATTGCGGTAGTCGCCGAGCTGTGTGTCCTGCTGGCAAACAGCCGCTCTGACGTTGCTACGCTGAAGAGTGATAATGACGTTCTGCGCAGTGACAACACTCTGCAGGGGACGGTTATCGCTGCTCAGGCTTTCAACTTCAACCGGTTTAACCAGGTGGCCGAAAACGCCAGCCGACTAAATTCACTGATTGATGCCAACTCCGATAAAACTGTTATCGAATATCGGGAGATCCTCCGCCGTGAAAAAACCTGTGATCTGCCTGTTCCTGCTGATGTCGCTGGTGGGCTGCTCAGCTACACGAACAGTTTACGTGCCAGCGCAATGCACACCGATTCCGGGAACGCTGACGCAGCCGGTGATAGCACCACTACCACCAGCGCGCTGACTTATTGCCAGATTGTTCTCTGGGTCAAGCCGCTCCTGGCCGCCATCGAAAAAGCAAATAACCAGCTGGCTGGAATACGTGAAATTGAGATGAGCCGGGAATGATTCCAGCTCTTGAAAATGTCTAATTTGCCCCAAATTCAAAAAAGCCATAAATGATGTGGTTAATAAGAGGAGTTGCGATGTTAGACGGATACTTCAAACTCGATGAAGATAGTGGTGATGTCTTTATTGAAAAGCGTAAGCGTTTGCTGGCGGTACAAGCTGCTTTAGAAATTGCCAAAGCATCTGCTGGTTCAGCCTCAGGAGATTCTTCGGGTGGCACAATGTATGGGGATTTAAACCAGGCTGCAGAGCATATTGCCAAATTGGCAGATGCAATTCAGGATGCGCTTGAATCCGATGATGAGTAATTAGACTTTAGACCAAACCGTCCATATCGGGCGGTTTTTTATTGCAATTACAATTTGTAGAACTCTCCAGAGGTGTTCTGTATGGCTTCGATAAAAGAATCCACTGATGCCCATGGACAATCAAAATATTACGTCCACTGGAAGGATGAAAAATCCGGTCATGGACGCCGCCGCATCTTTAAGAATATTGATGATGCTGCACATCTTTTCTGGAAAAAACAGAATATCGAGCTGGATTGTCGAACCGCCAGCTGGACCGGAATAGACCACTCATGGACTTTCCGAAAGTTAATTCTGTTTTATCTTGGCTATCAGGCGGGAAAGCTGGAAAAAAATATTATACGGCTGTCGTCTTATACGAAATGCCGTCACGATATTCTCGCCGTAGACGGGCCGATACTGGAAAAAAATATTCTCCATATCAGCCATCGCGATATCGTTGATTCGGTTCGCACCGGCTGCCATCGCTGGATTCGTTCGGCTTTCTTCCTGCTGGTGGAAAAGCGGCTCATCACTTTTAACCCTGTTGACCGTCCCGCGCGCCGGAAGCGTCGACCCATCACCATACCGCCATCATCATCGGTCAGAGAGCTACTGAACAACGCGCCAGTTCGTGAGCGTATCGCGTGCTGGCTCGGGATTTGTGGCTTGCGCATCGGTGAGGCTCTGGCGGTTACTTATAACGACGTGTCAGCCGACTGGATTGACATCCGGGGGCATGTTGTTGACGGCGTTATACATGAGGGGCTGAAAAGAGGTGTTGAGCGCCGGGTACGGATGCCGCGTGAGCTTTTCGCGTTGCTGGATAAAAATAAGCTTGGTTCCTCTGAGCCTCTTATCAGCAATCAGTTTACCGGCGCGTGCCTTGCTACCAGTTACGGCACTCAGGGCGTTCTCGTCAGAACCCTGAACGACTATGGCGTTAAGCGATTCCATCATCTTCGCCACTTTGCTGTATCTCGCCTGGCAAACAAAGGCGTTGATATTCTGAAGGTTTCCCGACTTATTGGGCATTCGAACATCAAAACCACAATGGACGTTTACGGTCACCTTTTTGGTGAAGTGGTGGAGATGGATTTGGACGACTGAGTTATCCACATAGTGGAAATATTAGGGCGATCCACTATCTCCCCATTCTGCGCGGCCTCCGGGCATCAAATCGCAGTTTTCCCGAAAAAAAGGATATGCCGCATTTTTACCCCCTCTGATATGCCGCACTTGGCACCAGAGAGGACGCGGCCTGCACGCCAGAATTTACCGCGTGATACGCCGCACCCGGATCGGAGAAATTGGATTTTGAACAAAAAATAATCACATTGACTTAGGCGGAAGTATGGCTCCTAAAAAAAGCTTCAGAAAAGCCTACGTCGGTATCGTTATGGACATGGCATTAGCCCGTAGCAAAATCAGCAATCGGATGGTTGCTCAGCGCTTAGGTGTGGACGAGACGACGATCCGTCGCTGGCGTAAAGAGAATATCGAGTTTGAGCGCGCTTTCACTGAGGCTCGCGAAGCTCTCAGAGAGAAAATAAACCGCGTCGCCGGTAAGAGCCTGGACGTTCGTAAACGGAAGGTTGTCACCACATCGCCGGATGGTGTGAAAACCACGATTGAAGATGTGCTGCCCACGCACAACGATATTGCTGTTTTCTCAAAGGTGCTCGGTCTTGGTACCAGCGTCTATAGCGAGGAAGAACGTCAGCGTGATGTGCTTCGCGAGGTGATGAAACACAAGGTAGCCGGGAAATACTCCGCGCTGGAGGCGGCGCAGCTGCTTGAGGCTGAGGGAGTAAAAGTTCCGGCAACCCTGCTTATGGAGCTGGGAGCACCGAAAATTTTCGAACCGTTCAATAATATGGACGAGGCAGCCAAAGCCGACGCGGCGAACCTGACCCCGCAGGAAGCAGCCGATATCTACAAAAAATACCTGGGCTGAAAATTGCAAAAACAGGCGTTTCGAACTGTAAAAACGCTATGCACTTTTTGACCCGTTTTATGCACGTTTTATTCATCCCGATTTGACCACTTTTCTGTTCAAAACAGAGGCTTCACGCCGTTTGCGTGATTGGTGCTGTTGCGCCAGTGCGGGTAACGACCATTATGTTAAATCGGGGCGTTTTTGAGGAATTTTTCTGTGCCGATCCCGTTCCCCTTTGACTTCCGCAAACCGGACTATACCTCCGTGTTTGAGTGGAGAATGGAGAGGCTGGAGCGGATCAGGAAAGCGCCTGAAATGCTTCCGGCACTCCGTGAGTTTTACCGCACTAACCCGGCTCAGTTCATCATCGACTGGGGTATGACGACGGACCCGCGTAACCTCGATTATGGCCTGCCTGCCACCATCCCGTTTTTGCTGTTCCCCCGCCAGGAGGAATGGATTCACTGGATCATGGACAGGCGCGCCAGTCTTGAGCATGGACTGACAGAAAAAAGCCGAGAAATGGGGCTGAGCTGGACCTCTATCGGTCTGGCCTGTTCGCTTTGCCTGTTCAACAAAGAAATGGTGATCGGGTTCGGTTCCCGTAAAGAGGAATATGTCGACAGTACCGGCGACCCGAAAGCACTGTTCTGGAAAGCGCGTAAGTTTGTCGAGCTGCTGCCGGTTGAGTTTCGCGGTTCATGGAGTGACAAAAAACATGCCCCTTACATGCGCGTGGAGTTCCCGGAAACGGGCGCGGTAATTAAGGGAGAGGCTGGCGATAACATTGGCCGTGGTGACCGTACCACGCTTTATTTTGTGGATGAGTCGGCATTCCTCAAACGGCCATTTCTCATCGATGCTGCGCTATCACAGACCACCCGCTGCCGTATAGACCTCTCTTCGGTCAACGGCATGAATAACCCGTTTGCTAAAAAGCGCCACAGCGGAAATATCCCGGTGTTTACGTTCCACTGGCGCAGCGACCCGCGCAAGGATGATGAGTGGTACCGCAACGAATGTCTGAAAATTGATGATCCGATTATCGTTGCTCAGGAACTGGACCTGAACTACAGCGCATCCACAGAGGGGATTCTCATTCCTTCTGAATGGGTACAGGCTGCCGTCGACGCGCATATCAAACTGGGTATTCAGCCCAGCGGCCAGCGCCTCGGCGCAATGGATATCGCAGACGAAGGGAAAGACAAAAACGGCTTTTCTTGCCGCTATGGCTTCCTTCTGCAGAACGTTCACGAATGGTCTGGCATTGGCAGCGACATCTACGCCTCTGTCGTTAAATCGTTTGGGTACTGTGACGATTACGGTCTGGATGAGTTCCGTTTCGATGAGGACGGTCTGGGTGCCGGTGCGCGTGGCGATGCTCGCGTGATAAACGAGCTCAGGCAGGCTGAAGGCCGGGGAACAATCACAGCTACGCCTTTCCGTGGTAGCGGTAGCGTATTCGATCCGGAAGATGAAGCTGTTCCTGGTGATAACGGTAAAGCGGCACGCCTGAATAAAGACTTCTTCGCGAACGCGAAAGCACAGAGCTGGTGGCATCTCCGCAAGCTGTTTCGTAACACCTTCCGCGCGCTGAACGGGATGGACTACAACCCCGACGAAATCATTTCGATAAGCGGCGAGATAGAAAATATTGACCGCCTGCTGATGGAGCTTTCACAGCCTACGTGGTCGAAAAACGCCGTGGGTAAAATCCTCGTGGATAAACAGCCGGAAGGTACAAAATCGCCGAACCTCGCCGACGCCGTGATGATTAACTACGCGCCGATGGATTCCTCTCTTGATAATTGGGCCAAACTGGCCGGAGCGTGACATGTCCCGTAAGAAACGCCAGAACGGCGCACAAAAGCCCGTTGCGACAGCTGACGGGTACAACAATTTCACGGCCAAACTTGGCAGCGACACCAGAAACATACAGACGGGCGGAATGTACATGCCCGGGTACATCAGCCGTAACAGGGTGATGCTGGAGTTTGCGTATCGTTCATCGTTCCTCGTGGGTGCCGGTGTGGATGCGATGGCCGATGATATGACCCGCAAGGGGATTAACATCAGCTCAAAGCTAAAACCTAGACAAAAGGGTAAGCTCGAAACCTTCTGGGATGAGCTCGCTATATGGGATGGGCTTAACGATAACCTCAAATGGTCACGATTGTACGGTGGCGCGGTGCTGGTGGTCCTGCTTGAAGGACAGGATATGTCCTCCCCGCTGAAACTGGAACGCATCAAAGAGGGGCAGTTTAAGGGCGTAATGAGCCTTGACCGTTGGATGGTTAACCCGAGTTATTACGATCTCGTTACCGATTACGGTCCCGATTTCGGGAAACCGAAATATTACAAGGTAATCACGAACCAGCAGGGGATTCCCCCCTGGAAGATTCACCATAGCCGTGTTATCCGCATGGAGGGCGATACGCTTCCTTTCCAGCAGGCCCAGACGGAAAACGGCTGGGGGATGTCTGTTGTGGAGCGTATTTTCGAGCGTATCGAGGCGTTTGATACTGCGACGGTCGGCACCACACAGCTGATCCACAAAGCGCACCTGCGAACCTACAGCATTGAAGACCTGCGCAAGATTCTTGCTACCGGAGGCGACCTTGAAAAGGCGCTGATGAAGCACCTGGACATGATACGTCAGTTCCAGACCATCGAAGGCATGACCATCATGGATGGTAAGGATAAGTTCGAAACCCACAGCTATACGTTTGCGGGTATCGCTGATGTCCTTCTGCGCTTTGCTGAGCAGGTTTCCGGCGCGACGGGAATTCCTCTCGTCCGTCTGTTCGGGCAATCCCCTGCAGGTTTCAACACCGGCGACGGCGATCTGGAAAACTACTACAGCCGGGTTAACTCGCTGCAGGAGAGACGCTTACGCCGACATATCCGCTGGCTGCTCGATATCTCCTGGCGTTCTCTGTTCGGTGAACCACTGCCTGACGATTTTACTTTCGAGTTTAACAAGCTCTGGGAGATGTCAGACGTGGACCGCGCAACTATGGCGAATAATGTGGTTACCGCACTCGGTACCGCCGTTCGTGACCTTGGGATGCCACCTGCAGCAGCGCTTAACGACCTCAGGAACATTTCTGATGTGATTGGCATCGGTGGTTCTATCACTGACGAGGACATAGAAGATGCGAAGGCCCAGTGGGAGGAGGATGAACCTGAAACCATCCCTCCGCCGCCGTTCGGAGATCCAGTATCGAAAAAGCCTGTTGGCGATAGCAAACCAGATAGGGCAGATCGTCGATGGTACCTACGATGGTTCACAGGCCAGCGCTGACAGCATTTCGAAAACGCTGGTGGACTATTCCGAGGTAATCAGCGACTGGGCAGAGCAGGTCGGGCGAAGGATGTTTGCCCAGGTCGAGCAGGAGGAATGGAATCAGTGGAAATCGGTATCAGAGGAAATCGGTGCTGGCCTGCGCGATGTGGTGGGTAATACCCCCGTCGGGCAGGTGGCGCAGGATATCGTGTACCGCCAGATTCAGCTGATGAAGTCCCTGCCGCTGGAAGCAGCCGATCGCGTGATGGACATACAACAGCGCGCAATGCAGGCGGTTATCACTGGTGAACGTCCGGATGAGCTCTACGAGATGATCATGGCTTCTGGTGACGTGGCCGCCAGCAGGGCGCAGCTGATTGCCCGTACAGAGATTGGACGAGCTACCGGCGCGCTGACACAGGCCAGAGCCCTTTCGGTTGGATCAGAGGGCTACTGGTGGCGTATCGAGGGCGCCGGAACGCGCGATTCTCACCGCAAGATGAAAGATAAATTTGTGCGCTGGGATAACCCGCCGACGCTGGACGATATGACCGGGCACGCCGGATGTTTGCCGAACTGCAAATGCTGGCCTGAAGTACAGATTCCTGCACCGAGAAAATGAAAAATACGGCTTTGAGCATTCATTTCATGCGAACTGCAATACCCGCGAAATGTTATGAAAATGTTGTATTCGAAAAGGCCGATTTTCAGCCCAGTTAATCGCTACTTTTACGGCTTTAAGGGGACATTTTAATCGAGGCCATTTTCGTCGGTGCGGGTAAGAACCCTTATGTTAAATAGCCCGTTATTTCGAACATTTTTCCCATCTCACAAGGTCGCCTCCGGGCGGCCTTTTTGTTGCCCGTAATCGAGCAGGTAACCCATGAAATATTTCTTCACTACACGCCTGGGCGAAACGCGCTATCTGCAGGCGGACGGCTCGCTGCTGTGTAAAGACGTGCCGATCGCACGCACAGGGACGCAGGTCTATTTACCTGAGGAAATCGACCTCGAACCGGACGGCACCGGCACGGTGACAGTCTGGCGAACAGAAGACGAGGTGTTTTCCCCTGAGACGATGGCGAGCTTTGAGGGCGTAGCCGTCACGCTGGGGCATCCAGAGGACAGCCTGGGCAACATCGTTTTCGTGAACCCTTCTAACTTCGCAGAGCTGGCACACGGACACATTCAGAACGTCCGGCGCGGCACCGGCGATAAATCGGATCTGCTCATTGCTGACGTGCTGATTAAACGCCAGGAAGCAATCGACGCGGTGAATTCTGGCCTGACCGATGTCAGCTGTGGCTATGACGCGCAGTACAAGCAGCTGGCACCCGGCAAAGGCAAGCAATACCAAATCACAGGTAACCACCTCGCTGTCGGCATCGACCGGGGGCGTGCTGGTGGCCGCTGTGCAATCGGGGATTCCATCCCATCAACAACAAAGGAGAAGCCTGTAATGTCATGGCTTAAAAAACTGGCTCAGGCCATTAAGACGAAAGATGAGGATGCACTGGCAAAACTCATCGACGAAGCGCCGGATATGCCGTCTGATGGCATGCCTTCAATCCCCGGTTCCTCGATCACCATCAACATTCCTTCACAGGCCACAGCCTTACCTGAAGGCAATCGCACCACTACGGACGAAGGCGATCCGAACAAAGGCAAAACCGGCACCGGCGATGAAGAGATTCCGGAGTGGGCGAAAGCGTTGCTGGCTCGTCTGGAAAAGCTGGAGGGTAAAACCACCGATGTCGATCCGGACCCGGGCAATATGACCACTGATGAAGACGAAGAAGAAAACCGCAAAGTGACGGGTGATGCAGCCTTTAAGCGCAACCTGATCGCCGATGCGGAAATTATCTGCCCTGGCTTCCAGCCTGCTGGTGATAAGAGTCTGAAGCGTCAGGTGCTGAGTCATGCAATGCGCACCGGTGACAGCCTGAAATCGTTCGGGGTGGATGATTTCTACAAAGCGCCTAAGGCTACGGTCGACGCGGTGTTTACTGCCGCTGTGGCGCTGCATAAGGCGAAAAATCAGCTGACCCCGCTGAATAATATCACCCGCACCACGGACAGCGGAATCAGCACTAAACACCTTTCCCCGGCAGAACTGAACAAGGTCAACGCCGAATTCTGGGCAAAAAACAAATAAGGTAAATCATCATGGCAGGTACTGCATATTTAACGCGCATGCCCCTGGGCATTGCCGGGGGCGTTACCCGTCCTCGTGATCTCACCATCGAGCCGGTTAGCCTGGATCACACGAAGCAGTTCGCGTCCTACGGGCTGCCAGGTAAATACGTGAACGATAAATTCGTTCCGCTGGAATCTGGTGACACCATCAGCAAAGTGAAAGGGATTCTGGTTCGACCGTTCCCGATCACCTCTGCTGTGGACCTTGCTTACATCGGTGTGACGGCTAATCAGGTTGGTGACAATCTGAAACGCGGTTACATCTGCGTAACTGTTACAGCAGGCAATGCGGCGACCGCGAAAAAAGGCGATCCGGTTTACGTTCGCGTGGCTGGTGGCACCACTCAAAGCCCGGTTGGCTCCTTTGTGCTGTCTCCGGACTCTACCGCATCAAATACACCTCAGCTGCCAAATGCAGAGGTCATGGGGCCAGGTGAAGCCGACGGCCGTATTGAAATCGCTTATAACATCTGAGGGAATAATTAATGTTTACAATTGACAGAGCGACCATCGACTCCACCGGCGCGTTTCTCGTCGGCGAACTGGAGCGCATGGATCAGACGCTGAACATGCCTTTAGTGTCCTACAAATGGTCACGCGACATGCCGCTACGCAGCGACATTTCTATCGCTGATGAAGTGTCATCCTTCACTAATACCGATTTCGTGGGCGTTGGTGGTCCAAACCCTAACGGTAAAAACTGGATCGGCAAAAAAGCTACTGCCATTCCTAGTATCGAACTCGATATTCAGCCTACCCGTAACAACCTCACCTTGTGGGGGCAGGAAATCAGCTGGACGGTGCCGGAACTGGCTTCTGCCCAGAAACTGGGCCGTCCGGTTGATGTCCAGAAATACGAAGGCATGAAACTGAAGTGGAACATGGACACCGACGAACAGGTTTATATCGGTGATAACGAGCTCGGCGTTGCTGGTCTGCTGAACCTGCCGGATGTTACTCCTGTTGCTGCAGCTGCAGCGTGGACCGCAACCACCGATCCGGATGTGATTGTTCAGGATATCAACCTGGTGCTGTCTGATGGCTGGGTTCGTTCTGGTTATGCGGTCTGCCCGGCGAAAATCGGTCTGGCGCCGGAGCTGTTCGGCCTGCTGGCGAGCAAAAAGGTTTCCTCTGCAGGGAATATCTCTGTGCTGGAATACGTGAAGATTAACACCATCGCGTTCCAGGAAAACGGCACACCACTGGAGATCGTCTCCATGAAGTGGGCCTCCAAGCGTGGCGCTGGTGGCGCGCATCGTATCGTTGCGTATACCCAGGACGAAAAATACGTTCGCTTCCCAATGGTTCCTCTGCTGAACACGCCGCTGGAGTATCGCGGACTGCAGCAGTTGACCACTTACTACGGCAAGCTGGGCCAGGTGGAAACCCCGTATTCCAATACGATCTCTTACCTGGACGTTCCGGCGTCTTAACCTGAAACAGGCGGGGAAACCCGCCTTTTTTATGGAGCAAAAACATGAAATACGTTGTTTCCGGTGGCGCAACTCTCAGCTTTGCCGACGGTTCTAAATTTGAGCTGTCTCAGGGCATCCACGACAGTTCCTCTTTCCCGAAAGAAGTTAAGGACCACTGGGCCTTTAAAGCCTATGCGCGCCCGATTGACGAAGCCGACCTGGCGAACGAGCAGAGCAATGAAGACCTTTCCGCGAGCCTTGTTCTGCTGGCAGAAGAAAATAACACCCTGAAAGCGCAGCTGGCTGAGCATGAAAAAACCATCACCGCGCTGGGGAATGAAAACACAGACCTGAAAGCGCAGCTGGCAGCCGCTCAGGCACCAGCAGGCGGTAAACCTGCCGACAGCACGGACAAAACCGATAACACCGGCGGGGACGCGAAAAATGCCAAAAAACAGCAGGCTTCCGACTAACGAGCAGTTCCGCACCGACTTTCCCGAGTTCGCCGATAAAACCCGCTACCCTGACCCCTCAGTGAATTTCTATCTGGGGCAGGCCGATTCACTCCTGAATCAGGACGTACAGGGCGATCAGTTCGTCTACCTTGCTGAACTATTCACGGCTCACTATACGGAGCTGCGCGGCCGCACGCTGGCCGCCGCTGCCGCTGGCGGTGTGAACAGCAACGGCGCAGCAGGTGTCGTGTCCTCTAAGTCCGTGGATAAGGTTTCAGTGAGCTATGACGTGTCCGGGGTAATCAATCCGGATGCCGGTTTCTGGAACAGCACCGCCTACGGGCGCGAGTTCTACTGGTGGTGGTCGATGTTCGGCGCTGGTGGCAGGCAGCTGCTATGAAAAGCGGGTTAACGGTTCGTGCTGATAACGCCGTGGCTGTTCTGGAATCCCTCCGCCAGCTATCCGGAATGGATGTGCTGGTGGGAATACCTGAGGACAAGGCAGGGCGTGAGGATGGCTCTCCGATTAATAACGCGGAACTGGGCTATCTCCACTCGACGGGGGCAACGGTGGAAATCGACGGTACAACGGTCACGCTTCCCCCGCGTCCTTTTCTGGATATGGGGATCGAGGATTCAAAACCCCGAACCACTGCGCACCTGAAGGCAGCGGCAACCGCCGCGCTGGAGGGGCAGACTGAAGCAGCAGTGCGTGAGCTGGAGAGCGCCGGACAGATTGCCCGTGACGCTGCAAAAGCCGTTATCGGTGCTGGCGACCGGTTGCACCCGCTTTCTGAGAAAACCCTAGAACGCAGAAGGGCCGAAGGCATTCCCGGTGACAAGCCGCTGTATGCCCACGGATACCTGCTGCGCTCAATTAACTACGTCGTGAGGAAAAAATAATGCCTCTTCTCGATGTGAGCGATGTTCTTCTCGATCCCGACTTCATGGACACCAGCCTGGTGTGTCACCGGCAGGTTCAGACGATGGATGAGGACAATTTCACGAAAAACACAGCTCAGGATATCCCGTTCTCTGGCGTGGTGACGGTTGACCGTTCTCTGGAAGCCAGGCGAATGGCGGCAGGCCAGAACATTAGCGGCGCGATCCTCATCGTGACGCAGTTCAGATTAACCCAGGGCCAGCCCGGTACAGACAGCGCCCCGCGACTCGATGCCGATATCGTGAGCTATAACGGGCGTGCTTACCGGGTGACATTTGTCGATCCGTACACCAGTTATGGCGCCGGATTCGTCCAGGCGCATTGTGAACTGGTGGACTTTAACGGAGGGACGCCAGTTGAGTAACGACAGCACCGCGCGCGGTTATCTGACGCCTGTCGGGGATAGCCCCCAGTATGACGAGGCGCTGGAGCGTGAAATCAGCCGGTGGATTCGTGGCGTTTCTGGCTTGCCGGCCGCTCTTGTTTTCCCTCGATGGACTGACCCGCAGCCGCAGATCCCCAACAACGGGGTAACGTGGTGCGCCTTCGGTATCACTACCGTTCCTCAGCCGTTGAGCCAGTCCGATGTTCAGGTTTCGGAAGAACAGTCCGAGCAATGGACATGGGAACAGGTAACGGTGATTTGCTGCTTCTATGGCCCTCTGGGGGCCAACACTGCATCAACTTTCCGCGCGGGGATATTCGTCGAGCAAAACAACGCCGAACTGAATCGCTCGGGGCTTTCGCTGGTGGAGGCCGGGACTATCTACAACCTGCCAGAGCTCATTAATAACCAGTGGGTGAGGCGCTATGACCTCACCATCACGTTGTCCCGCAAAAACATTCGTACCTACAACGTCCGGACGCTGCAAGATGCGCCCGTCTCATTTTTCGGAGACTAAATTATGCCGCAGGGATTACCTGTATCTAACGTCGTTAATGTCGACGTGATCATTGGGCCGCGTGCGGCTACTGGTCGAAACTTTGGTTCGCTGCTCATTCTCGGGAGCTCAACGGTTATCCCGGTTTCTGAGCGCATTCGCCTATACTCATCCCCGGAAGATATCGGCACAGATTTCGGCGTGGATAGCCCGGAATATGAAGCCGCTACGGTATATTTCTCGCAATCACCGAAACCTCAGCAGGTGTATGTCGGTCGCTGGGCTAAAACGCTGTTATCGGCTGAAAGCGGTTCGACGGAAACGCTGCTGCAGGCCGTGAACGCTGTACTGAATTACACGAGCTGGTACGGTTTGGGCGTAGCCGATGATGAAGAGATCGACGATGCCGACTGGCTGAGCGTGGCCGCCGCGATCGAAGCTTCCAGCCTCAGTCGTATTCTGGCAATTACCACTCAAGACCCGGAAGCGATTAACACGACATCAACAACCGATCTCGCTTATAAGCTGAAGGCGGCAAAATACGGTCGCACGTTTGTGCAGTATTCCACCAGCAGCAAGTACGCCGCGCTTTCTGCGTTTGGCCGGGCGTTTACGGTGAATTTCAACGGCAGTAACACGACCATTACCCTGAAATTCAAGCAGGAGCCGGGTATCACCTACGAGACACTGGATCTCAGCCAGGCTAAGGCGCTGGATACCAAAAACTGTAACGTCTACGTGTATTACGAAAACGATACGGCCATTCTGCAGCAGGGCGTCATGTCCAGCGGCGATTTCTTCGATGAGCGCCACGGGCTCGACTGGCTGCAGAATTACGTTCAGACCAACCTGTATAACCTGCTCTACACCAGCACAACCAAAGTCCCACAGACTGATGCGGGTGTTACGCGCCTCCTTTCTAACGTTGAGAAATCAATGGATCAGTCTGTCAAGAACGGGCTGGTGGCTGCTGGCGTATGGAACGGTGGCCCGATTGGGCAGCTGGATTCCGGCGACACGCTGACAAAAGGCTATTACGTCTACGCGCAGCCGATTTCCGAGCAGGCGCAGGCAGACCGTGAAGCACGTAAGGCACCAGTTATTCAGGTGGCCTGTAAGCTGGCGGGTGCGGTTCATTTCGCTGATGTGCAGATCAACGTCGTTCGCTAAGGAGAACATGAATGGCTACTTATTCTTTTATGGACGTCACGGCGTCCCTCTCCGGCCCGACCGGCGAGATTGATCTGGGCTACGGTTCCGCCAGTTCAGAGGAGGGGATCACCGTTGCAATGGGCGGCCCCAAAAATACCATGACCATCGGCGCTGATGGCGAAGTGATGCACAGCCTGCACGCGGACAAAAGCGGCACGGTAACCGTCAACCTGTTGAAGACCTCGCCGACAAACAAAAAGTTGTCGCTGGCGTACAACGCGCAGAGTCAGTCCTCAGGTACCTGGGGAAACAACGTCATTGTGATCCGAAACAAGGTGAGCGGAGACATCATCACGGCGCGCAGCGTGGCGTTCCAGAAACAGCCGGATAACGCCAACGCTAAAGCCGGTAATACGATGCCCTGGGTGTTTGACTGCGGAAAAATCGATCAGGTTCTCGGAGAGTTTTAACAGATGGAATGCTCAATCAAAGGCCACGATTACCGCGTGGCAAAACTCAGCGTTTTTGACCAGCTGAAAGTGACCCGCAAACTGCTGCCGGTGCTGGCGGGCATGATGTCAGATTTCGGGAGCATTCGCTCCCTTCTGCCTGCTGATGGCAAAATCGACAACGTGAAATTCGATAAACTACAACCGGTGTTTGAAACCCTGCTGCCGTGTATCGCTGAAAAACTGTCTTCCCTGACCGAAGAAGACACCAACGCGATTATTCATCCGTGCCTGGCCGTTGTATCACGCAAGCACATGGACAGATGGACGCCGGTATTCAACAGCGGTCAGCTGATGTTCGATGATATCGACCTGCTGACCATGCTGCAGCTGGTGGCGCGGGTGGTCGCCGATTCACTGGGAAATTTTTTGCCCGTGAGCCCTACCAGCGCGACGCCGGGCCAGCCTCAGGGTTAACCCTCAACAGCCTGCCTGACGGGCTGTCTTATCTCCTTGACCCGGTTGACGCCGGGTTAATCCCTTATTACGCGCTGAAGGATGGATCAGTCGATCTGTGCGATATCGCGCTGATGAATGACCACCTGGCCGTTAAGGCAGACAACCAGCGCCGTATTGAGAAATGGAGAGAGGATAATGAACGCTGAGACTATTAAAGATTTCCTCGTCTCGCTCGGTTTTGATATCGATGAAGCAGGCGCGTCAAAGTTCGACTCTGTTCTCGCCGGTACGACCGCAAACGCCATCAAAATGGGGCTGGCCGTCGAAGGTGCCGCGCTTACCGTGGTGGCCTTCACGGCTAAGATCGCCTCGGGGCTGGATAATCTCTACTGGGCGTCACAGCGCACCGGCGCGACGGTTCAGGGGATTCAGTCTATTGGCTATGCGGTTTCGCAGGTGGGCGGCAGCGTTGACGCGGCGCGAACCTCTCTGGAAAGCCTCTCCCGGTTTGTTCGTAACAATCCCGGCGCGGAAGGCTTCCTGAATCGCCTGGGCGTACAGACCCGTGACGCCAGCGGCAATATGCGCGACATGGCCGCTATCTTTACGGGTGTCGGCCAGAAGCTCAGCAGCATGCCGTATTACCGGGCTAACCAGTATGCGCAGATGCTGGGCATTGACGAAAATACCCTGATGGCAATGCGCCGGGGTGTGGGCGGTTTCTCCGGGCAGTACAGCGCAATGGCGAAAGCTATCGGCTTCAATGCTGACGAGGCGGCCAGAAGCTCCAACAAATTCATGACCTCCCTGCGCGAGTTCGGCGCGATGGCAGGCATGGCCCGTGACAAAATCGGCTCTAATCTTGCTGGTGGTCTGGCGGGTTCGCTGGACACGCTGCGCCGCCACATCCTGGATAACTTCCCGCGCATCGAGCAGACACTGACGAAAGCCATAAAAGGCATTCTGGCGCTCGGAGACATCATCGGGCGGCTGTTCTTCAGGCTAATTGAGGGAACATCCAGCCTTATCACCTGGTGGCAATCGCTGGATAAGCAAACGCGGGAGCTGATCTCGTTGTTCGGCGCGCTGACGATTGCGCTGCGCATTCTGAACAGTACGTTCTGGATGTCGCCGATTGGCCTCATTACCGCGCTGGCGGCGGGGATTGCCCTTCTGTGGGAGGACTATCAGACCTGGAAGGAAGGCGGGGACAGCCTGATTGACTGGGGCAAGTGGAAGCCGGAAGTCGACGCCGCGCTGAAAATGGTTCGTGACCTTAAAACGACCGTTAACGACCTGGCGAAAGCGCTGGCGAAGCTGCTCAATATTGACCCCAAATCATGGTCCCTGAAGTGGGATTTCAGCAACTTCATCGACCAGATGGGCGAGTTCAGCAAAATGCTGAACATGATCGCCGACCTGCTCAACGCCATTAAAGATGGCCGCTGGGCTGATGCCGCCAGCATCGGCAAACAGATGCTTAATCAGGGCAGCGAAAATCCGTCAGCGATGCCGATGGTAACAGACAGCGCTAACAGTGTGGCGGAATGGATAAAGGATAAAACCGGTTGGGATCCGCGCAGTGTAGGACAGACCATAAGGAGCATTGGAGAGGATGAACCAGAGCAGCATGCGCAGGCTGCAAAGCGAGGTGAACGGAACAATAACCCCGGAAACCTTAATTTTGCTGGTCAGGCGGGTGCTGAGCTTGAGCGCCCCGGCGGCAGGTTTGCCCGATTCGAAACCGCCTATGATGGTTTGCGCGCTCTTTCGCGCCAGCTCGTGCTGTATGCCGGGAGAGGGATAAACAGCGTGGAGAAAATTATCTCCACCTGGGCACCCGCTTCCGACAATAACAACACAGCAGCCTATATACAGGCGGTTTCCCAACGTCTGGGAGTAAATCCGCAGGCCGCTTTAAATATTAACGACCCACAAACGATGTCAGCATTAATGAGTAGCATTATTCACCATGAGAATGGGCGAAACATCTATTCGAAGGAGTTAATCGGGAAGGCTGCCGTCGCGGGAATTGGCGGGGCGAACGTGAACCAGCAAAACACCTACCACATTTACGGTGGGGGTGATCCGCGTTCTGTCGGTACCGAGGTCGAGCGTCGGCAGCAGTCGGCAAACGCCCAGGTCATGCGCGGTAATCAAACGAAGGTGGGCTAATGGATATTCTCTCTACGCTCTTTCAGCAGCAGAGCCGGAAAATAGGGATGATTGTCCCCAGCGTGGTTGTTTCTGAGAAGCATACCGACACGCTGGAGATAACGGAGCACCCTGTCGAGGTCGGGGCCGCTATCGCTGACCATGCCTACAAAAAACCGTCTGAAGTGGTGATGGAGGTCGGTTTCGCTGGTGGCGGATCGTTGCTGGATTTTGCCAGTAACCTGACGGCTACCAGCCTGCTCGGGCTGAGTCCCCAGCAGACGTATCAGGAGATACTCGACCTGCAGGCGAGCCGTATTCCTTTCGATGTGGTGACCGGCAAACGGCTGTACAGCAACATGCTGATCCGCGCGCTGGAAGTGACGACAGACAAGACAACCGAAAACGTCCTGTCTGCCGTCCTCACCCTGAGAGAGGTTCTTATCTCGCAGACGCAGCAGATCACCGTTGCGGATAAAACCAACATGAAGGACGGGGCCAGCACGTCGGCGGTACTGAACACCGGCAACAAAACCACAAAGCCGCCAAATACCTCGCTGCTGAAAAGCATCACGGGTAACGGGGCATCATTACTGGGGCTCGGCTAATGGCAATTCAGGAAATCCCGCTGACAGCGGATAACCAGCAATTCAGCATCATCCTGGCGGGGACCACTTGGCGGATTAGCATCATATGGCGCGATCTGTACTGGATTATGGACCTGCAGAACGACAGAGGGGAGCCGGTAATCTCCGGTATTCCTCTCGTCACCGGCGCTGATCTGCTGGCTCAGTACGCCTATATGGGCCTCGGCTTTAAGCTGGTGGTGGTCTGTGACGACAACACACAGGATTATCCTACGAAAACCGACCTGGGCGGCCGCAGTCATTTACTGGTATCAACGGAGTAAACATGTCACAGAACTGGATGAGACATTTCGAGCTGCAGCTCGTGGACGAGAACGGGCAGGGTATTGAGCTCAGCGATTTTAAAGTGACCTTTACGATCGACTGGTTCAACATCAGCAGCGCGTCGCGGGTGGGTACGTTCAAAATCTATAACCTGTCAGCTGATACGGTAAACCGCATCACCGGGCAGGAGTTTTCGAAAGTGCGGCTGATTGCCGGTTACGACGGTATCGCGTCGGAGGTATCGGCAAGCGACGTCGGGACCGTGCGCGAAGTCGACGCGGCGGACGTGGGCCAGAGTGATGGCCGGAACTACGGTCTGATTTTCAGCGGTGAAATTCGCTACTCGGTCACCGGTAAAGACAGCCCTATTGATTCCTACGTCCTGATTCAGGCAGCCGATACGGATCTGGCTTTTGCCACCAGCATAACCTCGCAGACGCTGGCGGCCGGTTACACGGTCGCAGACGTGAACCGCGCGCTGATGAAAGACTTCGAGGCCAAAGGCGCGACCGAAGGCCTGACGCCTGAAATGCCTGCTACTGTGTTTCCACGGGGTCGGGTGCTGTTTGGCATGACACGGCATCTTATGGATAACGTGGCCGGACAATGTGGCGCAACATGGCAGTTCGTGGACGGGCAGCGCCAGATGGTGGCGAATAACGAGTATGTTCACGACGCGATTGTGCTCAACAGCGCCACCGGGCTTATCGGCATGCCGCAGCAGACCATCGGCAACGGCGTAAACGTCCGTGCGCTGATTAACCCGAACATCCGGGTTAACGGGCTCATTCAACTGGATCAGGCTTCCGTGTATCGCACCGCGCTGTCGAACAACGATATCGCTATGGCCGGAGGGCAGATCACAGACCAGAACACGAACGGAAATATCACGCTCAGCGGCACCACGGCGCAGCCTGCCAGCATCGCAACGGATGGCGTTTATATTGTGCGCGGGATTATGTACACTGGCGACACAAGGGGCCAGGCGTGGTACATGGATATGATGTGCGAAGCGCGTGGCGCGGCGGATCTCCGTTCGGCGTCGTCTTTACAGCGGGAGGTAGGATAGTGAAAAAGTGGATTGTTATCGGACTCTGTTTCCTTCCGGGGTTAGCGTTTGCCGCAAATCCTGGCGGTATCACGCTTCAGTGTGGTGGTTATAAACTAGAGTTGATCCCTGATTCACTGTTCAGGATTAATGGTGAGACAGTTACCTCCCAGAAAATTAAAACGCTGGGCAACGGAAACGGAATGAAGGCAGACATGGGCCTCATGCCAGCCAAAGACGGTAACAATTACGGTTTTGAGTTTATTCGTCGACCTGGTACCGAAACGCGTTTCCTGAACGTCCAGCTGCTGCAGAACAGCATGGACGCGCCGAAAATCATCGGATCTTTCCCGTGTAAAAAAGTAGCAGGCTAAAGTTTGTCTAAGATCTACCGATAATCTTTTCAGATTGACGAAAGACCACTTAGCTTCATAGAATTATCTACTAATCTTTATGAGAGTCAGTTACTCATGTCCTTACCGGATCCAAGTAAAAAAATTAGTGAAGTCAAGCAAATCCTGAAGTTAGCCATCGATCACAGGGACTACATTGATCTGTTTTCTGTTCGTAAATACGAAAGAATGGCTAAGGAAATGCACGTCATCTCTGAGCGTTTTGAGTTCTTGGGTTTTGTATACGGTGCAGCGGGAAGAAGCGAAGATGCAATTGATAGCTTCAAGAAAGGGGCTGCTTTCCGAAATGCGTCTATAGCGAGAAACTACCTTGCTTATCTCTCAAGAGCTAGGCATTACGAGCTTTATCGACTAGAGGCGATTCGCATCGCAAGGGAAATTTCTGACTATCGTCTTTTTATCCGTGCACGTAATGCAGCATATGCTAGCGGTGATATTGAGTTGTCTTCCTTTTTTGCAAAAAAAGCTATAGCAATGGTTCGGGAGGATAGCGAAAGGAAAGCACTGCTTGAGGAATTTGAAATGCACAAAGAAAGATTAGAAAAATTCCAAAAAATTAGCGGGTTACTGCAAAGTGAAATTGAAAAATTTACGTTGTTAGTAGTTAATGTTACTAATAAATTTAATGTGACCGCAGTGGCTCATGACTTCTATAGCTCGGTTGACTCAACCGATGCAGCTGTCATCTGCGATGTAATGTGTGATGACCCTGATACTTTAGCGGAAATGGATATTGAAATTGCAACCGTAATTGCAATGTCAGATATATTTTCGCTTAAAAACGTAACTGCCTGGTACAGGGTAGCTGATGGCCATACTTCAGAGGCATTGCAATGAGTATTTCAGGACGCGATTTTATTGATGCCGCAGAAAAATGTTTAGATGACTCTATTGAGTCTGCCAATAGAAGTGCGATATCAAGAGCTTATTATGGATTCTACCATGAAGTATGCAATCTGCTTACGTGTTGTCCTCCGACCACGCACGAGGGAGTCATACGGTATCTTTTAGAAGATCATCGACGGAAACTTGAGCCGTTTGAGATAATAGATCTTACACAGCTTGGTACCCTGTTAAAGCAACAGAAGGCAAAAAGAAAATTAGCTGATTACGACTTAGCTGAAACTGTTAGGAAAGTAGACGCCGAACAAAGCATTAGTACAGTAAAGCGAATGATTAAAAAAATTGATGCCTTGAAGCCCAAAGCTGCCTAAACAAATATCAATAAGAAAAACCCGCCACCCGGCGGGTTTTTTGTTTTCTGGAGCTACCCAAATGGCAGTATCTGACCAGACCCGCAGCGGCGACCTTGCTGAAACATTCAAATCTGAGCGGGACACAACAAAGAACCAGATCCGCGTCGCTTTGCCTGGCATCGTCCAGTCGTTCGATCCCGGCGCGGTGACGGCGGTTGTGCAGCCTGCTATCCGCTCGGTTGAAACGGATAACGACGGGAACCGCATTACCAAAAATTACCCGCTGCTGGTGGATGTACCGGTGGTATTTCCGCGCGGCGGGGGATGCACGCTAACGTTCCCGGTTAAAGCCGGTGATGAATGCCTAGTGATTTTCGCCGATCGCTGCATCGATTTCTGGTGGCAGAACGGCGGGGTGCAGGAGCCTGTTGACGACCGGGTGCATGATTTATCGGATGCGTTCTGTATCGTCGGGCCGCAGTCTCAGGCGCAGAAAATCAGCGGAATCAGCACGGGGGCCGCTCAGTTGCGCAGCGACGACGGAAGCACGTTCTTTGAGCTCAACCCCACTACGCAGAAAATTAAAATCGTAGCGCCTGGCGGCCTGGATGTAGTTACCCCGCAGGCCGACTTCTCGGCGAAAGTTACCATTCACGGGCTCCTGTCCTGGCTGGGTGGAATGGTGGGTTCTGTTGCTTCTGGCGTTGCATCCAAAATCACCGGCGCTGTAGAGTTTATCGGTACCGTTAAAGCTAACGGCAAGACAATCGATGATACGCACACTCACGGCGGCGTGCAGCACGGCACCAGCAACACAGACGGGGTGAACTGATGCGATACAGACGTGAAGATGCCGACGGTGATTACACCTTTGGCAGCGGCGATGATACCTGGCTGATTAACTCACCTGAGGCCGTGGCGCAGGCCGTAAAAACGCGATTCGAATTGTGGTATGGGCAATGGTTTCTCGACACCACCGAGGGGACACCGTGGATTCAGTCCGTACTCGGTAAGCAGAAGCCGGAGACCTATAACCTGGCGATCCGTAAGCGCATCCTCGAAACGCGGGGCGTTAAATCCATCCTCTCTTTCAATACGACAGTGAACACGACGACGCGCCGCGTCCAGTTCTTCGCTGAAATCGACACCATCTACGGAACAACGACAGTAACCAGCGAGGCATAAATGGCCCTCAATTTGGACACACTCGGCTTATCGGCAACGGTAACCGCTGAGGGGATCAGTGCGCCTGATTACCAGACGATACTCGATACCCTGACGAGCTATTTCCAGCAGATTTATGGCAGTGACGCTTATCTGGATCCAGACAGCAAAGACGGCCAGATGGTGGCGCTGGTGGCGCTGGCTATTCACGATGCCAACAACACGGCCATCTCCGTTTATAACTGCTTCTCACCTGCTACGGGTTACGGTGCAGCGCTGACGAGTAACGTAAAAATTAACGGTATCGCGCGCCGGGGGGCGACGAACTCTACCGTGGATCTGGTTCTGACCGGTACTGCCGGGACATCCATCACAAACGGTACCGTGAAAGACTCGAATAACGTGATCTGGCGTCTTCCTGCCTCGGTGACAATCGGTGTCGGCGGTACCGTGACGGTAACTGCAACCTGTTCAAACAGCGGAGCGGTTGCGGCGCTGGCCGGGACGATTACCACTATCAACACGCCTACCCGTGGCTGGGCATCGGTAATCAACCCGGCGGCGGCCACCGTAGGCTCACCGGCGGAAACCGATGCAGAGCTGCGCATCAGGCAGGGACAAAGCGTAGCGCTACCATCCCTCACACCGTTTGAAGGTGTCGACGGTGCGATCGCCAACGTTGCAGGCGTGACACGTCACAAGCTCTACGAGAATGATACTGGTGCAACCGACAGCAACGGGCTGCCACCTCATTCCATTTCCGCCATCGTCGATGGGGGTGATGTTACCGAGATAGCCCAGACAATCCGGGGGAACAAAGGGCAGGGAACAGCCACCTACGGGACGACATCTGTCACGGTACCTGACACCTACGGCAACCCTCACGTGATCAGCTTCTCGCGATCTACTGATGTCCCGATTTACGGGCATATCACCCTGAAAGCATTCACCGGCTACACGTCGCAAATAGGGGCACAGATTCAGCAGGCCGTCGCGGATTACATCAACGGGCTGACGATCGGCGACGATGTGCTGCTGAGCAGAATTTATTCTCCGGCAAACCTCGGCGTAGTGAGTGGCGGCAATGCGCGCTACTACGACATACAGGAGCTGCTGATTGGCAAATCAGCCGGTAGCGCAGCGGCGGCAAACATCATCATCGCCTATAACGAATCCGCGTCGTGTAAACCCGAAAACATTGTTCTAACGGTGACGTCATGAGCAAGTACACGGACTTAATCACCAACTATCACGCCACGAAGCCGAAATTTTTTGATCACGTCGACCTGAGCACGCGGCCACTGATAGATATCACCGGCGCCACCCGGGGGCTGGTAAGCGCTTTCGATATTGATACCGCTGTCGGAGTCCAGCTCGATACGCTCGGCCTCTGGATTGGTCGCAGTCGCATCGTCAGCCAGCCGATAAGCGGCGTTTATTTCAGCTGGGACACTGACGGGCTCGGATATGACCAGGGCGTATGGCAAGGCCCGTATGACCCCGATTCAGGCTACACAACGCTGAGCGATGCAACATACCGCATCGTACTTAAGGCGAAAATCGCTATCAACAACTGGGACGGTCGCAATGATTCGCTGCCACCCATCCTTGACGCTGCGACCGCAGGCTCAGGCCTGAGGATGCAAATCGTCGACAACCAGGACATGACGATCTCGGTCTGGGTTTTTCCCGAGACTGATATTTCTAATGTGTCTCTCGAACTGATCGCCGCTATCAAGCAGGGCTATCTCACCGTTAAAGCCGCTGGCGTATGGGCTGGTGACGTTGAAACGCCTTCGGTAGAAACACCGTCAGAAGGTAATCGATTCTTCGGTTTTGACATGGACAACGAATACATCGCCGGATTTGATGATGGCGCATGGGGGAAATTACTGTAATGGCTAAAAATGACTTTAAACCGTTTGCTATAGGCGCTGGCGCAAATGTAATGTCCCAGGCTGACTGGGAAGCTCTGCCTGCTCTACTTTCTGGATTTACAGCAGGCAAAGCAGCCAGCGCGCAGGTCAACAAAGCTATTCGGCAGGCAGCTTTTATCGCGGCAGCGCTGGCGCAGTATACCGCCAACAAAAGCGGGCTGGATGTGCTGGATGATGGTGATGTGAGCGTGTTCATTACCAAAATGACCACCGCGCTCGGTAAGGACTTTCAGGGGCTTGATGCCACACTGACGGCACTTGCCGGCCTCGCTACAGGAGCAAATAAGCTTCCGTATTTCACCGGGGCAGATACTGCAGCGCAGACGGATCTTACTTCAGTCGGGCGTGACATAATCGGTCAAAGCAGTATCGCCAACCTTCTCACATACCTCGGTTTGCAATATTCAATTAGTGAACCGGATACAGAAACTGTTGTTTACACGCTGCCTGGTGGATATAAACTCATGGCTTTTAACCGATTAGTGAACAACTCAACTACAGTCGGTACGGGCGTCACAACCCCCATTACGTTCCCTCAGGCCTTCCCTTCGAGATTGATTGCAGTGTTTGCCACCAAGAAAAACTATGTTCAGGCGGCTGTAAGCTGCGAGAACCAGTCCCTGACTGGCTTTGATGCGGTGGTAACGCTCATTACAACTATTGCGGGTGGTATTACAAGCACTCGCGCAATGTTTCTGGCTATCGGGAAATAAAAAATGAATTATGCTTACAGTCCGTCAAAGAATGCTTTTTATTATTTCGGATGGAAAAATGAATACGATGCTGCTGGTACATGGCCAACTGATGCCATTGAAGTAACCGATGATATTCATGAAAAGTATTCAGCAGATCCGCCTAAAGGAAAAATTTTAATTGCTGGTGCTGATGGTATGCCTGCATGGGGCGATATCCCCCCACCGACTCACGAAGAAATCGTTACTGAAGCGAGTTTTGAAAAGCATAACAGGATTGATGCTGCGAACGACTACATGAACAGCAAACAGTGGCCTGGCAAAGCAGCAATGGGACGGTTGAAAGACGCAGAAAAGGTACAGTACAACGCCTGGCTTGATTATCTCGACGCGCTGGAGGCGGTAAATACTCTTAATGCGCCGGATATCACTTGGCCCGAAATCCCCACCTAATAAAATGCCGCCGCCCGTCGTATGCAAACATGGTCGGCGGCTGGTTACTCTGTCTCCATGCCTAACTCTGTAAAGTGGCTTACTTAACTTTATAAAAATGTCAGCTATTTCGTGTCAATTTGTAAATATTGCATGAGTCCCAATTGTGCCGTTTCTGCAGAGCTTACGTCATTTGCTTTTAAATAAAATGAACGTGCCACTGAGTAGGGGGCCTGTGCCGCAGGCAAAACAGTAAATGCAAAGGACTTTCCTTTACCTGAAACAATACAGATTACTTGCCATTGCTTATCTTGAATGATCTTGCTTGAACATTCGGTAGGGCCATAAGAGTTGCCGAGATATGAGCCGAGTCGGGAAACTGCATCCTGCACATAATCAGGTCTGCTGCTACGCTCATAACAAATCAATGAGCCAGCAATAGCGATAGCTAGTATTGCAACGACTATCACTGTTATTTTTTTCACTCTCATCTAACTCATTCCCTTTAATGATCCATAGGCAGAAACCCTGTAATGGTTTTCGCTAAAGAAGCATATGCTGCTGATGTATATGCGACTAATCTTAAACTTTTGCACGTTTTTAGACAACAAAATCAAGATGGGAAGCAAAATCTGTAGGCGCTTCTGTAAGCGGTCAATGAAACTTTCAGCTAGTAGCTGATAGGGAGTGGGAGAATTAGGCATTGATGAGAGCTGAAATACTCAATCCGTGAGCTGAAGAAGCCGCCGCCCGTCGTATGTAAAAACGGGTGGCGGCTGGTTGCTCAGTGTTCATGCCCGAACAAACGCCGGGAATAATACATGAGTAAAATTCAAAGCCCAACTTGGCGAACTGTCGGAAACTCGGAAACCAGCCACATATCGGATTCTTCAAACATATCCTCCAGCATGCGGTTGAGCTTTTCCCGATCGCTTTTGCTGGCATCGCTATTCAAGCCGTTCGCCTGCATCGGCTTCACCCTCACTTCGGCATCAGGGAAGATCTGATGCACTCGCTTCGTCAGTTCTGCCAGAATTATCTCTCTGGCCCCTTCAAGTCCCTCTACATTTCGCTTGTCATAAACCAGTTCAACGAACATAAAAGCCTCCGGAAAACCACTGTGTTTGCATACAGTATTTTTGCTGTAAAAATAAACAGTGTCAAGGCGAGCAGGACGCGAAAAGGGGAGGGGTTTTTGTTACCCTTAGTTACAAATAGAAAAACCCCAGACCGTGAAATCTGGGGTTCTTTTAAAGTGCACGTGCATTTCACGTGCACTTTTTTGTCTTTTCTCGGTCTGCGCTCTGTCTGGTCAGAGTCCGTAAGTGGCTGTTTTAATTGCCGCCGTCCGGTTACAGTCCTATCAAAAGTGGTGGAGCTGGCGGGAGTTGAACCCGCGTCCGAAATTTCTACATCCTCGGTACTACATGCTTAGTTTGTCTTTACATTCGCACGCCAGCTGCGGACAGACACGCCACTAACGAACTAGCCTGATTAGTTTTAACGCTTCAACCCCAGGCAGGGCTTCCACGCGATCTCTTTTGGGTTTGACCTCTCTTTGATCCCCGTCTTAAGAGCGGAAGCTAGGGAGAGAGGGCTCAGAGCAGGTTATTAAGCTGCTAAAGCGTAGTTTTCGTCGTTTGCGACTATTTTTTTGCGGCTTTTAACGAGGCAAACCGCCCCTCGGCATGCACCTTGGGTTTCGCAAATCCCGTCGAATCCAGAATCAGCCCCAATAGTGTTGAACTGAGTATACCAGATTTCACTTCCTGGATACCAGCCCGGAACGCTAACTTATTGAATAGTACAATAAGTGTGCAGAATCAACGTCCTGCGTTTTTCATAATGCGCGCTTTGTCCAACTGCCATTCGCGCTCTTTCAGGTCAGTGCGTTTGTCGTGCTGTTTTTTACCCTTCGCGACGCCAACTTTCACTTTGCACCAGGCGTTTTTCCAGTACAGCGACAGGGCGACCACGGTGAAACCTTCACGGTTGATGCGTCCGTAGAGGGATTCCAGTTCACGCTTGTTTAGCAGCAGTTTACGCGTGCGCGTTGGGTCACACACGTAGTGTGAAGAGGCGACGGTCAGCGGCGTAAAGTTTGCGCCGAACAGGAAGGCTTCGCCATCTTTCAGGATCACGTAGCTATCGCCGATGTTGGCTTTCCCAGCGCGCAGCGATTTTACTTCCCAGCCCTGCAACGCAAGGCCAGCTTCGAATTCTTCTTCAATGAAATACTCGTGGCGAGCACGCTTGTTGAGCGCAATGGTCGCCGAGCCTGGTTTATGTGCTTTTTTCTTCGTCATAAGTGTCGTAAAGCCGTCGGTAATCTGATTTCAAAAAGTCACCTCATTGCGTCCTGTGAGGTCTAACGCGCTATCTTAGCACGAGATGAGGCTTAGCGTTTTTTTAACAGGTGATAAATGTTATTATTTGTCCGTTGTGTGACCATGGGAAATGCTATGCCTCAGATTAGCCGTACTGCGCTTGTGCCTTACAGCGCGGAACAAATGTATCAGTTAGTGAACGACGTTCAGTCTTATCCAGAGTTTATTCCGGGATGCACCGGGAGCCGCGTTCTGGAGTCTGGCCCGACGCAGATGACCGCGGCGGTGGATGTCTCCAAAGCGGGGATCAGCAAGACGTTCACCACCCGTAATACGCTGACGAGCAATCAGAGTATTTTGATGCATCTGGTGGATGGTCCGTTTAAGACCCTGATGGGGGGCTGGAAGTTTACGCCGCTGAGCGCTGACGCCTGCCGCATTGAGTTCCATCTGGACTTCGAGTTCACCAATAAGCTGATTGAGCTGGCGTTTGGCCGCATCTTTAAAGAGCTGGCATCGAATATGGTTCAGGCGTTCACCACCCGCGCCAAAGAGGTTTACAGTGTCGCATAA